TGGTTGATTGAGGAACAGAAGCATGAGAATTAAGACATCAAATGGCTCTATCGTCAATGTTAATAAAACAAAGCGTAGTATCACGATTGAAGGAATTGAGTTCGGATCAGATTGTCGTGCTTTGGTCTCTAAACATAGAGATGGTACAGGGACTATTACATTAGTTTTTGATGGGAAAATTATTTAAAACAGGAGGTAAGAGTTGGTCAAGAAGAATTTAACAAAATCAAGGAGGGATTATCTTGAGTTTGAACTCGATGATAAGTACTTAAAGATTGACAAACTTATTGGTCAGCGTAGGCATGAACTAGAACGACTGTACGAAGTGAAACACCTTACTGTTCCTGGCATTGATGATACAGGAACAAGTGGCAGCGGGACATTCGTTAACAGGTCCGAGAATTTAGCTATCGCATACGCAAGTGATCCGATGATTTTAAGATTAGAAAATTTCCAAAAAGCTATCTCCCAATTGCTAGAAAATCTAGAAGCAGATGACAAGAAAATCTTTTACCTTCGTTGGGGAGAACATACTGGCTATGACTGGATTCAAGTCTGGCACATCATGGAAAACGGAGAGACTGGATACTTGTATAGGCATAGCAAGCAGATCTACAGAAGACGTGAAGTTATTCTAGATACACTGGCAAAATTATTATTTATGTAAATTGTCAAAAAAAGGTATAGCATTGACAAAAAGAATATGATAAATTGATACTATCAAAAGCACTGAAAGAATTCAGTGCTTTATTTTTTTGTGAAAGGAGCAAAGAACTATGAATATTGTTGAACCGTTAAGAGATAAGGATGATATCCAATCCATGAAGGACTATCTATCATCTTGGAATGAAAAGTATTACATGTTATTTCTTTTGGGAATCAATACAGGTTTTCGAGTTGGAGATATTCTCAAACTAAAGGTTAAAGATGTTCAAGGTTGGCACATTAAAGTTAGGGAGCAAAAGACAGGGAAATACAAGAGCATCAAAATGACAAGACCGCTCAAGAATGAATTGAGGGAATTTGTCAAAGATAAAGAACCACATGAGTATCTATTTCAGAGTCGTGTCGGAAAGAACAAGGCACTTAGCTATAAGACGGTTTACTGGTTTCTTAAAAGAGCTGCTGAAGACTTAGGCATTGACAATGTCGGTACTCATACTATGCGAAAAACATTTGGCTATCATTACTACAAGAAGTACAAGAACGTTGCAGACTTGATGTCATTATTCAATCATTCAAGTCCAGCAGTCACACTAATTTATATTTGTGTAAGGCAAGATGAACTTGATACCAAGATGAGTAATTTTAGCCTCTAATATTTTTTTTGTTTTTTTCAACTATCTATAACGAGGGAGTTTCTAGTTTATATTTTAAATATAGCCTGAAGCATTGTCTGTATTAGTTTTTGAGTGTGAAACAAAATTGGATAAAATATAAGATATAACTAATTCAGCAGAGATATTTTACATAAATTCAAAACTCAAAAATAAATCTTGTCAAAAAAAGATATAGAATTGACAAAATGAATCTGATATATTTGTATCATGTGAAAATCCAGAAGTTGAAGGAGTGGTGTAGGCGATGGCTTATTTTAAAAATCCTAAACACTCAGACTGGTTCAGAGCTTGGCAGATTAGGTTCTATAACTCGAAACCTTGGAGAACTCTGAGAAATAGAATCAGAAAAACAAAGCGTATGCGCTGCGATATGTGTGGACGTTTAATTCATAGCAATAGCATTGTCGACCATATCATAGAGATCGATGAAACTAATTATCAAGATGAGTCTATTACTCTCAACGAAGATAATCTGCAATTACTTTGTCTCGAGTGTCATAATACAAAAACATTTCAAAGTAAAATAAATTTAAATTTAGAAAATCGGAATATTAATTTATTTTGATTTTTTTATTTTTTTGATTTTTGTTTTTTATCAGGTCCCCCCTATTTAAAATTTTCACACACCCAAAATAATAACGGTGTCAATCCTCTTATACACCTCTCCCCCAAAAATGACGAAAATTGATACAAGAAAGGAGCATGATTTTGAAAATAAATGAAGTTTTAGAAAAGCTAGGAATAAGTCGTGCTACCCTAACCAGGTATCGAAAAAAGCTAGGCATATTTGAAGAAACTCGGTCGAATATCACAAAAAGTCAGTTCAAAGAGTTAGAAAAGCTGGCAAATCAACGACAAAAGTATACAAGAGAAGAACGTGTTGAACTATCTCGTAAGACTTTCAAGTTGATTCCAAAAGAAAAAATGCTTGAAATCAATGACAATGATTCAGTAGGTTTGAAAAATCTTAAAACTCAATACAATCATAATCAAAAAGTTATTGAAAACTTCCAACTGGAAATCAATAAAGTCATCAATGACGGTGAGCTACCTGATAAGTATTTACTTGATGGAATGGAAAAGTATCAAAAGCTAAACATGCAGATTATGTCAACGATTGAAAAGCAAAGTCCACAGGGTGATAGCCTCAAAGAAATGATTCAGGAGAAGTTGGCTCGATATGGTTGAGATGAAATATTTTGATAAATATGCTCAGCTAGTCTACTCAGGGAAGATTCGTGTTTGTGAACTTACGATGAAGTCGATTAAACGAGTGGAGAGGTACAAGGAGCAATACATCTTCAAACAAGAAGAAGCTGATAAACGGATTGAGTTCATTGAGGAAGAGTGCAGCAACACTAAAGGTCTTGCTGGTAAGTTACGTTTGGCTTTACCTCAGAAGGTTTGGCTAGAAACAACGTGGGGTTTTTATCATACAGTTGAAGTTACAAAAACAGATCCCGATACACTTGAAGAATATAAAGATTTTGAAGAAAGGCGCCTCATTCATGAGGTGCCTATTATTGTACCTCGTGGTACAGGCAAAACAACCCTTGGTTCTGCTATTGGTGAAGTTGGACAGATTATTGACGGTGAGTGGGGTGCTGATATTCAGCTTCTAGCTTACAGTCGTGAACAAGCTGGATATCTGTTTAATGCCTCTAGAGCTATGCTGTCGAACGAAGAGAGCTTGCTACATTATATGCGTGAGGCTGACATACTACGGTCAACTAAACAAGGTATCTTGTACGAGACAACTAATAGTCTTATGTCAATCAAGACTTCCGACTATGAAAGCCTTGATGGTACTAATGCTCACTACAATATTTTTGATGAAGTGCATACTTATGATGATGACTTCATCAAGGTTGTAAATGATGGTTCGAGTCGTAAGCGAAAAAATTGGATAACCTGGTACATCTCCACAAATGGGACGAAACGAGACAAGCTTTTTGATAAGTATTACAACATTTGGGTAGATATCCTTGATGAAAAGATTATCAATGATTCGGTCATGCCTTGGATTTATCAGCTGGATGATGTTTCTGAAATTCACAATCCAGATATGTGGCAGAAAGCTATGCCTTTACTCGGTATAACGACTGAGAAGGAGACGATTGCCAAGGATATCGAAATGAGCAAGAATGATCCAGCACAACAGGCTGAGCTGATGGCTAAAACATTTAATCTCCCTGTTAATAACTATCTTGCTTACTTCAGTAATGAAGAGTGTAAGGGTTGGTCAGATAAGTTTGATAAGAATTTGTTTGTTGGAAATGATGAACGGAGTGCTCGCTGTGTACTTGGTGTTGACTTGTCGGATGTCAATGATATTTGTTCAGTCTCATTTATGGTCGTGCGTGGTGAAGAGCGTCAGTATTTGAACAAGAAATTCATGCCACGTCATACGATTGAAGGACTTCCGAAAGAACTGAGGGATAAATACGCTGAGTGGGAGCTTAGTGGACAGCTTCATGTTCATGAGTTGGATTACAATGACCAATCTTATATCTTTGAAGAGTTAAGGCAGTTCATGAGTGAGAATAGAATCTTACCAGTTGCAGTTGGATATGACCGCTGGAATGCAAAAGAGCTTATCCGCTTAATTAATGACTACTACGGAGATATATGTCACGACATTCCACAAACGGTCAAGAGCTTATCCAATCCTTTAAAAGTGTATAAAGAAAAAGCTAAGATGGGGAAAATCATATTTGACGATTCTGTGGCAACTTGGAACCACGCAAATGTTCGTGTCAAGATAGATGCGAATAACAATGTATTTCCAAATAAAGAAAAGGCAAAAGAAAAGATCGACGTATTTGCTAGTCAGTTAGATGCTTTTATTTGCTACGAAAATTTCAAGGAAGACTTGAGTTATTACTTTGATTGAGGTGAAGAATGAACAAATATATAAATAATCTAAGAGAGGTTTTTGCTAGGATTTTTAGACCAAGCAATAGAAAATCCACAAGAACCTATTTACAAAGAAATTTGAATTATTGGAGAAGGAATTCGATTTACTTAGACAATATCTACAATAAGATTTCAACAGATACTGCACAAGTTCGATTTAAGCATGTGAGAATCACTCGAAATCCGACGGGAGTTGATAAGATGGAGTGGTTTGAAAATAGTGATCTTGCAAATGTTTTATCTTTCTCTCCAAATCCTCTTGAAGTACCAGTTGTATTTTGGGCAAATGTAACAAGAGCTATGCTGAAAGATGGTGTTGCAGTCGTTGTTCCACGTTGGGAAAATGGTCGACTGATTGAAATTTGGCTTGCAAAGAAAACAATATCATGGACTGCAGAGAGAGTTGAAATCATGATTGATGATGTAGAGATTGAGTTGCCCCTTAGTGATGTATGGGTTTTTGAGAATCCTAAATTAAACGTGACAAGTCAATTAAACCAAATCACAGAATTAATTGATATCAACCTTAATGCGTTAACTGAGAAGTTAGGCAGAGGGAATTCAAAGTTGAGAGGATTCTTAAAATTACCAACTAAAGCAGCAGATGAACATTTGAAGAAACAAGCTAAGAGTCGAGTTGATAGCATGATGGAACTTGCTGCAAATGGTGGCATTGCCTATCTCGAGCAAGGTGAAGAGTTCATGGAATTAAACAAAGATTACTCAACCGCTTCTAAAGAAGAAATGGAGTTTCTGAAATCTCAACTTTATCATGCTCATGGGATTAATGAAAAATTGTTTACTTGTGACTACACAGAAGAACAATATAGAGCTTACTATTCTAGCGTTATGAAATTATATCAACGTGTATTCTCTGAAGAAATTAATAGAAAATATTTCACGAAGACGGCAAGGACACAAGGAAACAAGCTCTTGGTCTTCTTTGATATGGCTGACATGATTTCATTCAAGGATCTAGTAGAAGGTGGATTTAAATCTAAATACGCAGGTTTGATGAATTCAAATGAATTCCGTGAAACCTATCTAGGACTTCCAGGATATGAAGGTGGAGAGGTGTTCGAAACTAATCTAAATGCAGTTCGTATCGAGCCGAGTGAAAGTAATTAAAAATAGGGTGGGCGGTTGGCAGAAATTTTAAGAAAGGAGGTAGGCTATGGAAAAGTTAAAAACCTTTGTAGTAAAGTCAGTTGAGGAAGAGTCAGCTGACTTTCATTTTGAGGCTTATGCCTCCACTTATGGCAATACAGACAGAGACGGTGATGTGATGGCCAAGGGGTGTTTTGATAACACTCTGAAAACCAAAACGGTCGTACCTATGTGCTTAAACCATGATCGCAATCGTGTAATCGGTAAGCATGAGCTGTCGGTAGACGAAAAAGGTCTGCGAACACGGTCAACATTCAATCTAAGTGATCCAGAAGCCAAGAAAACCTATGACCTCATGAAGATGGGGGCACTGGATAGCCTGAGCATTGGATTTTTTATTAATGATTATGAGCCAGTTGACGCTAAACAACCCTACGGTGGATGGATTTTTAAAGAAGTGGAAATCTTTGAAATATCTGTCGTGACCGTGCCAGCCAATCCTCAAGCAACCGTTGATAATATTAAGGGATTTGATATATCTGTGGTTGACAAGCGAATCGCTCAGGCGAACATGAAGCAAGACATCATGAGTAAACTTGCAACAATTTAAAAAGGAGAAAAAAATGAAAACACTAGTCGAATTGATGGAAGAACGACAAAAACAATCAGATGAGTTATCTGCGATCAAATTAAAAAAAGCTTCAATCGAAGAGAAATTGAAGTCAGCAACTATTGGAGAAGAAGAACTTGCACAGTTGAAATCTGATGCAGAAGAATTGGTATCCAAAGCAGAGGAACTCAAGGAAACAATTTCTAATTTAGATGTTGAAATTGAAGAAAAAGAATACAATCTTAGTAAAGCTGCTAAATCTATCAAGGAAGTACAGAAAGGCAAGACACAAATGGAATACTTAAAAACAAAAGAAGCTGCACTTGATTTCGCTCGAATCCTCATGGATAACGAGGGAAGCTCAAACAGTGCCCGAAAAGCGTGGGAAGCAAATCTTGTTGAAAAAGGTGTAACTGATGTTAACAAAATCTTACCTGAACCAGTATTGATTGCAATCCAAAATGCATTTAATGACTACGACGGTATCCTTAACCATGTAACCAAAGATCCTCGTTATGCAGTACGTGTTGCGCTTCAAACGCAACAAGCAAAAGCTAAAGGTCATCAGAATGGCAAAACAAAGAAAGATGAATCTTTTACATTTATCGATTACACAATCAACTCTGCAGCTGTCTACATCAAGTACAGTTTTGAGTATGCTGACTTGAAGAAGGATACAACAGGTGCTTACTTCAACTATGTGATGAATGAGTTAGCACAAGGATTCATCCGTGCAGTTGAACGTGCTGTTGTTATCGGCGATGGCAAGACTAATGAAGATGATGACAAAATCACTGAAATTAAATCTATTGCAGAAGAAACACTTGCTCAACTATTTGATACACAAGAAATCAGTGTTGACGGGGAATTTGACAATACTGTTTTAGAAAACCTCGTCAAAGGGATTGATAAACTTGCTGCAAATACAACACCAATTTTGGTAACTTCAAAAACCATTGCTCGTAAACTTAAAATGGTTAAGGATGGTGAAAAACGCTACATTGATCCACAACCATTCGCACCAATTTCACAAACAGGAAATATCATTGCTGGTTACCAAGTATATGTCTATGACTGGATGGAAGATGCGACTAACCCAATTATCGCATTTGCTGACAAAGCTTATAAGATGATTGGTGATGATGTCTCTGCTGACCGCTTTGAAGATTATGATGTAACGATGAATCGCCGTCATATCGAACTTGCTAGCGTGCTTGGTGGCCGACTTGGTCAGTACAAATCAGCTGTGAAATTCACAAAAGGTTGATTTTAAATAGAAAGGGGAGTCTAAAATGACAATCCTTAACCAAATTAAAGAAATGGTTGAAGTTGATGTCGAAGAAGAGATCTTCGACACTCAACTTTTAAGCTACATAAATAGTGGGATTTCATATCTAACGAGAAATAACATTCCGATCACTCGTATCGATAAAGATAGCGAATTGACAGAATGGAATAAGATTGAAGAGGATGATAAAGAAACAATTTTAGATTGGTTACATTTGAGATGTGTTCAGAGATTTGATAAATCCTTGATGACAGGAAACTCAACAACAATGAGCTGGATTGATGAAGAATTGACAAATATTCTCTATCAATTGAAAGCTATTTATGGAGTTAAATCATGAAATCATCTAGAACATCAATCATCCTTTGTTACGATGAGCGTACAGAGGTCGAAAAAGGTGTTTTTGAAAAACAAGTTGTAGAAAAGAAAGTCAAAGCTGAAAAAGAGAAGATCTACCAACGTAGACTTGATAAAGCTTTGGCAGATGGTCAAGTTTTGACAGCAAGATTTCGGATACGTTCTAACTATGTAACAGATTCCTTAGACTACGTGAAGTACAAAGAGAAAGAGTACAAGGTAAATGTTGGAATTGAATCTGATGATGGCCACTACACAATAATTGAATTAGGAGAATTGAAATAATGGCTAAGAAGTTCTTCACCAGGAAAGAAATTCAAGAAATTCTAGAAAAAAACACTTTAAAATCAAAAGTGTTCTATATGGAACGTGAGGAAAAATCCTCTCCTGACAACGTTATTCTTTACTATCGTTTAACTCCTGGTAGTAGTATTACTGCTGATGACACGGTACACATGAGAAAAGTGACTATTCAAATCAGTCACTATCACAAGAAGAAATTAGACAGCATTGAGGAATTGATGTTGTCTAATTTTATGTGTGAACCTAGTCAGTTGAATCTAAAACAGCCTGATACAGATTACTTACTTACAACTTACAGAATCGAGGTATTCACAAGTGGGAAGTGGTAGCGTTAATGTGAAAACATTAAAAATCGATATCCAGAATCAAGTTTTAGAAATCATAGAAAAAGCAGGAAAAAGCACTGCTGGAGACATTAGAGACGGAAGTCCTAGAAGAAACGGAGTATATGAAAAAGGATGGACTCACGAGACCATTGAAGATATCGCTGTAGTATATAACAATGGGAAAGAGAAGTCGCTTGCTCACTTGTTAGAAAATGGCCACGCAACAAAAAATGGTGGATTTGTAGCACCTCAAGAACACATCAGACCAGCTTATCTCAAAAATAAAGAAATCTTTCTCAATAATATGAAATCAATAAAAATCAGACCAAATTAAGGAAGGAGTCACAATGACTTATAAATATGACACACGAGAGGTTACTCATGGTAATGCCATGGGATTCTTTGCTAAGATTTCAAAAACAGAATCTGGCACACTCGATCTAAAAACACCATACCCATTTACAGGATTGCGAAAAACATCTTTTGAAACTTCACAAGAATCAAATGCATACTACGCAGACAATGTGGAGCACGTTCGTCTGCAAGGTAAGAAATCAACTGAGGGATCCATCACAACTTATCAAATTCCTAAACAATTCATGATTGATCACTTGGGTAAAAAGCTAACAAATTCAACTCCTCCAGCGCTCATCGATACTGGCGTGAATGCGAATTTCATTTGGGGATATGCTGAAACGGTTACAGACGAGTTTGGTTCTGAGGTTGAAGAGTTCCACATCTGGACCAATGTGAAAGCATCAGCTCCAAAAGGCAGCACTGCAACAGATGAAAGCTCTGCTACACCAAAAGAAATCGAAATTCCATGTACTGCGTCACCTAACAATTTCATTCTAGATTCAGATAAAAAACCTGTTTCCGAAATTGTATGGCGTGATACAGACAAAGGGGTTGTCCGTGCTAAATTTGATAAATTGTTCGCTTCAAGTACCCCAACGAAATTGATTGATTTTATCAATGAAGCTTTAGGAACAACAGCAATCGTGCCAGGAGGCTAATATGATTAAAAAAGAGCTATCATTTATTACCTTTGATAGCTATGGAGAAGAAGTAGAGCGTACCGAAACGGTGCGCTTTCTTTATTCTCTGCCTGCTATCAAAATGTATGAACAACGGACTGGAAGAAACTTTTTTGACGATAATCAAAAAGCAATTAGCGTGTATACGCAACTTGCTTCTAAAACTGGAATCAAAACTGAATTATCAGACCTTTCTGATGATGAGAAGATTCAACTATTACCGTTGTTAATGGACCCTGATTTTATGAATTTCTTGACAGATGTGATTCCTTGTCTATACGGAGAAGTCGAAAACGGACGATTAGTCCAGAATGATATGACTGCAGAAACAGCTTCGCTTGCTCCATGGTTTGGCGATTTGCTAGACATCACCTTCTTCTCTGACTTGTTCTATGAATTTAATCGTAGCCGAGCGAAAGTACCTCAAGATAGAAAAAAGCCTCAACAGAAGTCATAACTTCTGAAAAAATTTATAAGGTTGTTTTTGAAAATAGGATGGATGTTTTTTGGGCAGAAAGTCAACATTTTAATTATTTGATGGGGACATTACATCAAATGAGTGTCAATGAAAATGAGAAGAAAACATTATCAAACGCAGAATTACTAAATGTAATGTCTGACTAAAAATGAAAGGAGGTAATCAATGGCAGAGACATTTGAAGGGCTGTATGTAAAATTTGGAGCTAATACAGTTGAATTTGAAAAATCTGTAAAAGGGATCAACAGCGCTCTTGCAAGTTTGAAAAAGGATTTCACAAATATCAACAAACAATTGAAAATGGATCCAGACAACGTTGAACTATTAACTAGAAAATTAACAAACTTACAAGAACAAGCTCGTGTTGGTGCTCTCAAAATACTTGAGCTCAAAAAACAACAAAAAGCCCTTGGAGAATCAGAAGTTGGTTCAGCACAGTGGAATAAACTACAGATTGAGATTGCCAAAGTAGAATCTCAAATGAAAGTTGTTGATAGAGCTATGGAATCAACAAAGAAAAGAATAGAGGACGTCGGAAATCATAAAGAAATCAACAATGTCGCAAAAGAACTTGACATCGTCAACCAGAAGCTAGAATTAGATCCTAAAAATGTAGAGTTGTCCGAACAAAAAATGAAGTTATTAAGTAAACAATCTTCATTAGCCAAGGACAAGGTCCAGGAGTTGAAACGGAAACAAGCGGAATTAGGAAAGGAAAAAATCGGCACAGAAGAATGGCGACAACTTCAAAATGAAATTGGGCAAGCAGAAGTTGAAGTTTTAAAGATAGATAAAGCAATGGGTAACCTAGGGGATTCTAGCCGTTCAGCAACAGGAAGCATTAAGGAAGCCACAGGATACCTAAAAGCTGACGTAATGATGAACGTTGCTGAAAAGGCAGGACAACTAGGTCAAAAAATGGTTGATGCTGGTAAAAAAACAGTAGATGCATGGTCTGAGATTGACGAAGCAATGGATACTGTTACAACAAAAACTGGACTGACTGGGGAGGCCTTGTTAGGACTACAGGAAATTGCAAAAGGAATTGCCACATCTTTACCAGCGACTACATTTCAAGAATCTGCTGATGCAGTTGGTGAGCTCAATACACAATTTGGGCTTACTGGTGATACTTTGAAAGTTGCAGCAGAGTATTTATTGAAGTATTCAAAAATAACTGGAGAAGATATTTCAAACTCTGCAATAAATGCCAAAAAGGCAATCGATGCCTATGGACTATCCAATGAGGATTTAGCAAGAGTATTGGACTCAGTTACTAAAGTAGGCCAGGACACAGGTCAATCTTATGATTCAATCTTCCAAAAAGCTATAGATGGAGCTCCACAGATTAAGATGCTGGGATTATCTTTTGAAGAGGGAGCAACATTAATTGGTCGATTTGAAAAAAGCGGAATTGACTCTTCTGCTGCTTTATCTTCTCTTTCAAAAGCCGCAGTAAACTATGCCAAAGATGGGAAGTCCTTGACGGACGGATTGAACGAAACTGTTAATGCAATACAGAATTCAACTAGTGAAACAAAAGCTTTGAGTATTGCTTCGGAAGTTTTTGGGAGCAAGGCTGCACCACGTATGGTAGATGCAATACAACGAGGGGCCTTTAGTTTTAGTGATTTAGCTGAAGCAGCCAAATCCTCATCAGGGACTGTCTCGACAACATTTGATGAGACGGTAGATCCGATTGATAAACTAACAACATATTCCAACAAAGCGAAAGAAGGACTTGCCGAGGTAGGCGGTAAACTGCTAGAAACACTTATTCCAGCATTAGAACCACTTATTGACTTACTTGATAAGGCTGTTGAGTGGTTTACCAATTTGAACGAAAGCGATCAACAAACAATCGTTATTCTTGGACTTGTTACAGCGGCCGTTATGACTTTACTTGGGGCTCTCGCTCCAATTGTTATTGCGATTGGGGCCATAGGAGCTCCAATTGGGATTGTCATCGCAGCAATAGTTGCAGCTATTGCCGTCATAACTCTGATCATACAGGCAATTATGAATTGGGGAGAGATATCCGAATGGCTTCAAAATTTATGGGATGGATTTGCAAACTGGATTTCAGAGTTATGGTCACAGATATCGACTACTGCAATAAGAGCATGGGAGGCGTTAGTTACGTGGCTTTCAAATCTATGGACGAACATTACCGAGGTAGGAAAAACATTATGGACTGTCTTTGTGGCTGGGTTAACTGGAATTTTTCAAAATCTAGTTACAGGAGCACAGGCATTGTGGCAGAACTTCACTTCTTTTCTTTCAAATTTATGGACAAACTTGACAACTATGGGTTCAAATTTGTTCAGAGATTTAGGAAGTTCAATTTCTAATGTTTTCAATGGGATCTTATCTACTGCTAGCAATATTTGGAACTCTATCAAATCAACTATTTCAAATGCTATTGATGGTGCTAAAAATGCAGTATCTAGCGCTATCCAAGCTATTAAAAATCTATTTAATTTCAATATCAGTTGGCCACATATTCCACTACCTCACTTTTCAGTGAGTGGTTCAGCCAATCCTTTGGACTGGTTAAGTCAGGGCGTTCCAAGCATCGCTATTGAGTGGTATGCGAAGGGTGGTATCATGACCAAACCAACTTTATTTGGAATGAATGGAAATAGAGCAATGGTTGGTGGAGAAGCTGGCGCAGAAGCAATCCTTCCACTCAATAAGTCAACTCTTGGTGCAATTGGACAAAGTATTGCTAATACGATGAATACATCGAATAGCATCAATGTAAACTTCTCAGGGGTGACCATCCGAGAAGAAGCGGATTTGAATAGACTAGCTGATGCAGTTGGAACACGTATTGCTGAAGAACTACAAAGAAAAACTAATTTGAGAGGAGGTTTCGAATGACAAAAATTAATGAGTTAACC